GCGAACAGCCCGCGGGGCTTCCGGCGGACCTCGCGGCGGGTGGTGATCTTCGACGAGATCGACGGCTACCCGGCCAGCGCGGGGGCGGAAGGCGACCCGGTCGAGCTCGGCATCCGGCGCACAGAGTATTACTGGAACCGGAAGATCGTCTGCGGGTCGACCCCGCACGTGGCGGGCCGGAGCGCGATCGAGCGGCGCTTCCTCGAGGGCGACCAGCGGCGGTTCTACGTGCCCTGTCCCTCCTGCGGCGAGTTCCAAGTCCTGCGGTTTCCCAATCTCAAGTGGCCACGCGGGGCACCGGAGCGCGCGTACCTCGTGTGCGAAGCGAACGGCTGCGTGATCGAACATGCACAGAAGCGCGACATGCTCGAAGCGGGGGAGTGGCGGGCGGAGAAGCCCGAGCACTTCACCGAGTGGAACCGCCACGCGTCCTTCCACCTGTGGGCTGGCTACTCCTACAGCCCGAACGCGACCTGGGGGCAGCTCGCCGCGGAGTTCGTCAAGGCCGACGCCGGAGGGCCCGAGACGCTGAAAACCTTCGTCAACACCGCGCTCGGTGAAACCTGGCAGGACCGGGGCGAGGCGCCGGACTGGGAGCGGCTCATGCGACGACGCGAGCCCTACGCCATCGGGACGGTGCCGGCCGGCGCGCTCTTCCTGACGGCCGGCGTCGACGTGCAGAAGGACCGCGTCGTGTACGAGGTGGTCGGGTGGGGGCGCGGCCGCACCTCCTGGTCGATCGACTACGGGATCCTGCCGGGCGATACGGCCGACCTCGAGAAGGGCCCGTGGCCCCAGGTGAACGCCCTGCTCGCCCGCCGCTACCCGCACGAGGGTGGCGTCGAGCTGCCGGTGCGCATGCTGGCCGTGGACAGCGGCTATAACACGAGCCAGGTCTACGCCTGGGCGCGACAGCACCCCATGGCGCGCGTGGTCGCGGTCAAGGGCCAGGAGGTCGGCGGCGCCCTCATCGCCCCGCCGACGCCGGTCGACGTGACCGACCGCGGGCGGAAGCTGAAGCGCGGCTACAAGGTCTGGCCGGTCGTCGGCGCGATCGCGAAGAGCGAGCTGTACGGGGCGCTCCGCCTCGAGCTCCCCGTCGACGGGGGCCCGCCGCCGCCCGGCTTCTGCCACTTCCCCGAGTACGGGGAGGGCTACTTCCGCGAATTGACGGCGGAGCAGATTGTGCCGCGCAAGTCGGCGCGTGGCTTCGTGGTGCTGCGGTGGGAGCTGATCCCGGGGCGCGAGAACCACGCGCTGGACGCGCGCGTGTACGCGCGGGCGGCGGCGGCCGTGGTGGGCCTCGATCGCTTCCGCGACTCGGACTGGCAGGCACTGGAAACGGCGGTCGGGACCGAGGCCGCGCCGGCGCTGGCCGCGACACCGGCAGCGGCCCCCCAGGCGGCGCCGAGCCCGCCATCCCGGCCAGCGCCGCCGCCGCGCGCGCCCTGGCTGCAGCCGCGGCGGGGGTGGCTCCGGTGAGCGGCGTGCACTGCCTGACATGCCAATGCACGGTCGCGACCGCCTGGCAGCGCTACTCCGCGCGAAGCTACACCTACCAGCGCTGCGCATGCGGGGCGGAGACGGAGCGCCCGGGGCCCGAGGCGTGGTGGTGGCGGTTCAAGGCGACGGGGACCCGGCCGGGCCGGCCCGGCCGGGTGACGGAGGCGAAGTGCCGGGTCTGCGCCCGAGACGCTGGCCTGGCGGCAGTTTGTCATTGAAAAAACAGAATCGGTGATGCGCACGATACAGGCCAGCCATGCCGACCTGGACCCAGGCCGAGATCGACACGCTCAAGGCGGCGATCGCCTCCGGCGTGCAGACCGTGGCCTATGCCGACCGCACGGTGACCTACCAGAGCCTCGAGGAGATGCGCGCCCTGCTGGCCAGCATGGAGCAGATCGTCAGCGGCGCACAGACGACCCGGTATGCCGCGCACGACAAGGGGGTGTAGCCATGGCCGATGCACCGATGCCCGTCGCCGACGACGCCCGCCCCCGGATCCACGTCACCCCCGGGGCGGGGGAGTTCTCGCACCAGCCCGAGGGCGCGGATGATCCCTGCGTGACGCCGCGTGCTGCGGCGGTGTGCGCGTGCGGCGCCTACGACCTCGCCTGGGCGCCGTAGCGTGCACTGGGTCGATCGGCTGACGGAAGCGGTCGCGCCGCGGTGGACGCTCCGTCGGATGCGGGCGCGCGCCGCCGTCGAGCTCGTGGCGCGCCACTACGAGGCGGCTGCGGCGGGCCGGCGCACGCAGGGGTGGAACCGGAGCAGTGTCGATGCCAACGCGGCGAGCGCGCAGGGCCTGGCCAATCTGCGGAGCGTGGCCCGCGACTTGGTCCGGAACAATGCCTATGCGAAGCGGGCGCTGCGGACGATCGTCGAGCACACCGTCGGGTGGGGGATCGCCGCCATGCTGCCGCGGACGATCCCGAATCGTACGCGCGCGCTCGAGGCGTGGGCGGCCTGGGCCGGCACCCCGGCGTGTGACGCCGAGGGTCGCCAGGACTTCGCGGGCCTGCAGAAGCAGGTCATGCGCACCGTGGCCGAGTCGGGCGAGGCCCTAGTCCGCCGGCGGTGGCGCCGGCTCGAGGACGGACTGCCGATCCCAATGCAGCTGCAGATCCTCGAGCCCGACTACCTCGACACGACGCTTGACGGGGTTGGCCTGCCCGGAGGGGCCCGGATCATCCAGGGGGTCGAGTTCGACGCGATCGGGCGGCGCGTCGCCTATCGCCTCTTCCGCGAGCACCCGGGTGCACAGTTCACGAACGCGCGCGGTTACGGGGTGTCGGATCGCATCCCGGCTTCGGAGATCCTGCACGTGTACGAGCCAGGGCGCGCTGGGCAGGTGCGCGGCGTGCCGTGGTTCGCGGCGGTGACGCTGCGCATGAAGGACTTCGACGAGTACGAGGACGCGGCCCTCATGAAGCAGAAGATCGCCGCGTGCTTGGCGGTCATGACCACCGACATTGATGGGTCCGCGCCGGCGCTCGGCACCACCGCGAGCGAGCAGCCGGAGGTCGACACGCTCGGGCCCGGCATGATCCTGAACCTGCCACCGGGGCGCAGCGTGTCGGTCGTGGATCCGCCGACCGTGTCGGAGCACGCGCCCTATGCGCAGACGCAGCTCCGCGCGATCGCCTCCGGCATCGGCGTGACCTACGAGGACCTGACGGGCGACTACATGAACCTGCCCTTCTCCGCGGCGCGCATGTCGCGCATCCGGCACTGGGCCGACGTCGACGGGTGGCGGTGGGGGATGCTGATCCCGCAGTTCTGCGCGCCCGCCTGGGCCTGGGCGATGCAGGCGGCGGCGATCGTGGGGCAGGTCCAGGACGCGCCGGCAGCGCGCTGGACGCCGCCCCCCATGCCGATGATCGAGCCCGACAAGGAAGGCATCGCCTATCAGCGGCTGATCCGCATCGGTGGCATGACATGGGCCGAGATGGTGCGTGAGCGCGGCTATGACCCCGATGAGGTCCTCGACGAGATCGAGGAATGGAACAAGAAGTTCGACGCCAAGGGCGTGATCCTCGACAGTGATCCGCGCCACATGTCGCAGCAGGGGCAGCCGACGACGCTGCAGCAGCCCAAGAACGCGCCAGCTGAGATGGATGACGCTGATCGCCTCCTGCTGAACGGCAACGGCCACCGGTGAGCCGAAGGAGCGCCGCCATGATCCGAGACCTGCAGGACCGTCAGGCGGGCGGCGCGACCGCGGCGTGTCCACCCGCTACCCCCACACCAGCGAAGACGCTCGAGGACCTCCTGGCTGGGGCGCGCGCCGTGCGTCCCCCGCGGGGCACGTGCTGCGGGCACTGCTTCGGTGACGGCCGCGACGCCGCCATTGCCGCAATCGAAGGCGACCTCCTGGCCAGATGATTGACGCCCAGCTCGAGGACCGTCGCGCCACCCTGGCCGACGATCCCGCGCTGACCCGCAAGCAGGCCGCCATCCTCGCCGAGATCGTCCGCTTCCGCCAGACCACGGGGGAGAATTGCCGTGCGGCCTACCTGGCGCGGCGCTTTTCCCTGAGCCGAGCCGGCATGCAGGCGCACATCGACGCGCTGTGTCGCAAGGGCTGGCTTCGCTCGCAAGATTCACCACTTCGGCTGCGCCAGTCCTCCTGAAACCGTACCCGTAATTTTTTGACGGCTATGCAGCCGGCGCGCCCGCCGTGCAGCATGGCCCGCATGAAGCGCCGCGCGCCCGCCGCCCCGCCGACGACCCAGGTGGAGCTGGCCGCGCTTGAGTTCCGCGCCGAAGTCGCACCCGACAGCATCGACCGCGAGGCCCGGACCGTCGACGTCGTGTTCTCGGTGGGCGCGCCCGTGATGCGCTACGACTGGCTGCGCGATGAGCGGTATATCGAGACGCTGTCGCTGGATGAGAAGCACGTGCGCATCGACCGCCTCAACAACGGCGCGCCCGTCCTCGACTCGCACATGTCCCTCGCGTTGCGCAACGTGATCGGCGTCGTCGAGCCCAAGAGCGCGACGGTGAATGGCAAGCGCGGTGAGGCGACCGTGCGCTTCTCGAAGCGCGCCGACGTGGAGCCTGTGTGGCAGGACGTTCAGGACCGGATCATCCGCAATCTCAGCGTGGGCTATCGCGTCTACACGTACGAGCAGACGACCGG